TGTTGTTTTGGCCAGGTAATTTCAATGTCGTCTATGTTTATTGAAACTTCGTTGTACGTTTCGCAGTGATCGCACTTGCAGCGTATGTTGCTAATTTCTCCTACGCTTTTAGCGCGCAGTTTTAAGAAAATATACTCGAGGTCAAATGACGTCAATTGTTCTGGCTTGCATACGTTGAATGTACATGCGCGTATAATATCTTTGATTGCTGACATCATTTCGCCAGAATTATTAGACTCCTGTGCAAGCAATAATATTTTTTCTTCTTTTACGAGGAATGGACGATATTCAATTGACTGTGAAGTTGATGGTACAGTCAGTATATATTTTGGTGATTCAAGTGTTGGTAATGGCATAATGTTATATATTAGTGTATAATTTTCAATTTATCATATGTAAATACTACTGTTACTTTTTGAATAGTAGATTCACTGTTGTTGTCTAATTCCATGGAGTTTAGAGTAATTGGATAGGCTCCCTGTAGAGTTACTTTATGCACCTCTTTATTTTGTTCATCTAGTTGAGTAATACCTATTTCAGTCTTGTAGTCGTTATAATTAGAAGTTAGTAAATACGAATCGACATTTATTATTTTCTGCATCCATTTGTCTATTGCAGTTTTAATAAAATTATTATTAGTTGCAATAAAAGTCATTGTAACGTCGTCCTCAATATATCCAGTTGGTATTTTTATTGGACGACGAGTGCCAATGTCATAGTCTAAAGTTGTTATTTGTTTTCCTGGAATGCTAGCGGCCTCACACAAGTATGGTATGTCTCTTGTTGATTCGGGCGACCCTGGAATTGCAGCAAATGTTACATAAAACCGATTTATCTTGGCAATTCCGCCATTTCTAATTATAGCAGACTTAAAATCATTTATTGATGAAGACATATTAGACTAGAGTGCGTGTTTTTTGCCAAATTGAATTATTCTTTTGACCTACAAAGGATTCAGTTGGTAGAAAGAGTGCTATTTCCCATTCTTTTGGAAGCACTTCAACAGTCTTAGAGACTACATGTTTGTACAAGTAGTGTTTAAAGCAAGGAGCGTATGCTCGTAACTTCGCAGTGCTGTTTAACATGTCATATGATAGCCTAAAACGAGTCGTCTCGTCTAGCTTTTTATTAGTCATATGATCCATAAGACGATCAAAAAAGACTGCTCGTTGTCGAGGTGGCAAGTAGTGTAAGTTTAGGCCATAAAATCCTCCCTTTGCTGGTGCTACCATGAGTATAAGCGGAAACTTATCATAGTATGGCAGTGTCTCTTTGTATTTCGGGTCATACAAAAACATAAACATACGACCAATGAGTGGTTTGCCACGCGTCTGTAGTGAGTCATCGTTTAACACTTTTGACGGTGATATGTTTGATAGGCTGCGTATTTTACGCAAAAACCAGTCACGCGACTCTGCAGAACGCGGTAAAAACCCAGCACGTTCTGCATCGGCTTGAATCTTAGAAAAAAGAGACGGCATATATCTATTTATAACGTTTTTTTACGTCAATAATTTTATGCCAAGCGCCTTTATAGTGTCTTCGGTCCATACCTCAAAAATCCATCCTCGATCGGCGCAATATTCTCTGGCAGCTTCCCATTTTGATATGTTTTTAGCGTATGTAAGAACCTCTGTAATGTATGCCTTTGTTTTTCTAGATTTCACAGTTGGTTCCTGTGTTTGTTTTTTGGGTTTTATCTCGATTAGATAAGTTTCACCAGTTTTAAATTTAACCTTTAAATCCACAAAATATCTATGACTCTTCCCATCTGACCTACACCGATATGGCACAACTGTTTCTTCGCTACTCCAAGAGACTACTGCAGTGTTTTCGTCACACCACCTAAAAACTTGACGCTCCCATAGCGAACGATACACAACTCCGGATGCGTCCCCGTCATATTTTTCTCGATTTATTATGCGATATTTACCGCTATAATATTGCTTTTTTGCCATATAAATACTTATATGTCAAGTACATATGGTTTTCCAAGCAATCGGTCGACACTAGCGTCTCGACCGTTTATTAGATTCTCATGTAAAGGTAAACATGCTACAACTATAGTATTGCCAATACCAGGTTCGCTCCAGTTTGGTGATGGCGCAACATACAACAACAATGTTGAATTAGGTGCTTTAGGAAGCGCTGTTGCTGGTGTAGCGTCAGCCGCCTCTGGTGCAAATTCCTTTAAAGGTGCCGGTGCTGCAGCAGCTGCACAAATAGCCAATGCATACAATACTGCAAAGACAGAACTTGCAAATTCATCAATTTCTTCCATAATACAAGGTGTGACTGCTCTAACGGGAGCAAATGAGACCATTCAAAGTGCAATAAGCATTGGTACTGGAACTACATTAAATAAAAATATATCAACTGAATTTACTTCTACGAATACGCGAGTCTTTACGTTTGCTTTTCAATTGATTCCATCATCTACTGATGAAGCAACTGCTATACGAAATATTGTAAATGCATTTCGTATAAATCTTTATCCAGAAGGCGGTGTGTTTCAATTAAAATATCCGCCAAAATGGGCTATAGAGTTTAGACGTGGAGGAAGTGGAAATGTTATATCTGATATACCAAAAATCGGACCAACTTATTTAACAGAAGTTAGTACTACATTTAATAGCAGTGCTAACATGTGGAGAGCTGATGGGTCGCCCATTGAAACGTCTATTCAACTACAATTTGTGGAAACACAGGCTTATAGAGAAGACACAATACCAAAATAAACTATGTCTTTTTTTACACAATATCCTAAAATCAATTATGATTTATTTTCAGATGGTTCTATATTTGAACTTACTGATATTTCTCGTGCTGTAATTATAAATTCGACACGTATTGCTGATGATAGCGCACTATACACATACTATAGTATAAATGATGGCGATCGTCCCGACGTAGTTTCACATAAACTTTATCAAACATCCTCTTATTACTGGACATTTTTTATCGTAAATGATTTTTTGCGTGACGGTTATACCTCATCTTGGCCGCTGTCATACCGAAACTTTACAAAAATGATGGAACAAGAATACTCTAAATATTCAGTGCTATCAGTTAAACCAACTACAAACCCACAGTTAGAGTTGAATGGCACAGGATTTTTAGATATATCTTTTATACCACTAACTCCCCAATATTTACCATATTTAAAGTTTGTGTCTGGAGATGGTGAGTATCGTTCAAATTTTATTCGGTATGATGCAAAAAGACACCAATGTATTATAAATGACATACACAAAATTATTAACGCAAAAAGAGTTGAAGTGCCATCTAGAGAAACTTTTGTAGAGAGTAATAATCATGCATATAAAATAGCTTGGGATGACTCAGTGCGCGAGTTAAAGTTGTCTTCTGCAGATGCTAAAGATAAAGATAAAGTTTTAAAGGCAGAAATAGATGCGCAAAATAAAAATATAGCTTTAAAAACTGAATGGATTGATTCAATCTATTCTATGATTACTCAATATGATATTACTGGAGTAAGTGAATATATTGCTGCAAGAGCGACAAAGGAAGAATATATTACTTCAAAAAGACTTATGATAGCAAATCCAGAATTTAGATGGAGCGACTATTCTAATGCTGCATATGAGTATTATTCGCCAAGCGATTCCGTATTGAGCGCATATGACGCTCTAACAAATGATCTTATAGTCAATCCAAAAATAACATCATTTTTTGAATATGAAGCAGCTATTAATGATTCAAAACGAATGATAAGAGTAATACGCCCAGAGTTTATACAAACTTTCTCTGAGCAGTATTTTGATACTATAAATGATGTATTATAAATTATATGGCCTCAAATAAGACATCAAAAACTCATACAAAAAATACACCAAAGGTTGGTTATAGCGATCAATCAACAATAAATTTACCTGGCGCATTTGAAGTTAAAAAAATGACTCTTATTGCGTCAGATGGTAAGACTAAAGATATTAGGAGTCTAGTAGAGTCTTTTACAATTACTACTGAATTGTTTTCTCCGGTAATTACATTTTCTGCGTCACTGCGTGACACTGAAGATTTATTTTCTAACAAGGATTTTGTAATATGCGGCCAGGAAAATATTGAAGTAGAAATATGGCCTGGAACAGAAAAAAGTAAGCAAGGTGACCTTATAAAACATACATTTTCAGTAAAAGAATATCCGAGTCTTATGCGAACACCAGATTCGCCGCACGTACAAATATATACTCTAATAGCAATTTCAGAATTTGCTTATCGTAGTAGTCTTATGAATATTTGTAGACCACTAGATGAAGGCAAAACATTAGATCAAAATATAGAAACTATTTTTAAAGATGATTTGCGTCTAGGAGAAATCTTTGGTAATAAATTTGAATTTGTAAAATCTGGTGATGTAGAAACTAAATTTAAAGGAATTATAAACATTCAGCGACCACTACAGGCCGCAGAGTGGTTACGCTCTCGGTGTTTTGACGAGGATAGTTCTCCATTTTTTCTATATAGTAGCACAGTTAGCCCAGAAAGAATATTTTTTACTTCATGGAAAACGATTTCTAAACAAAGCGCAACTGTAGCAACATATGAATTTAAACCATTTGTTAAAGAAAAACCTGGCACAGCAGAGCACACTTCAAGTGAACGTAAAAGGCTGTTATATATGTCGTCATCATTAAAACTTGATCGTTTAAAAGCAGCAAATTCTGGGGCATATGCCAGTCGATATAATGTAATAGACTTTTCTTCTAAAGCGTTTTATATATTAGACTTTACTGGAGATGCTACAACCGATTGGAAACCTCGTGAATATAAAGTTAAGTTGCGAGACGGCACTGCAAAAACTGCTTCAATGCATAAACTTCCAAGTTGTAACATATCTACGGCACATATAAATGAAGGAATTTCTGAACTTGCTAATGTGAGTGTAGGTGGAGTCGCGGCAAATTCAATTACAGCATGCTTAAATAACTTACCTCCTGCTCGAGCACTATATGCTAGGCTAAACGAAACAAATCATGAAATTGTTGTATATGGCGACTCAGCGATGCAACCTGGCGAAAAAATAAAATTAAAGGTGCCAAAAACAAAACTCACTGAAAACGCGTCAAACGATTCTGAAGAGGACCCTATTGCGTCAGGTGAATATATAATTTTAGTCGCAGCATCTATTTTTTCAAATGGTATTTTTACAAATAAATTAAAGGTTACTAAACTTGTTCCTAGTGTAACTGGACAAATATTAGGGGCTGAAGGAACTGAGGGCGGTGCTATTGAAGGTGAAGCTTCAACCGGAAATAATATAAATCAAAATGGTGTTGGAAAAACTACACCCTCAACTGAAAGTCAAAAAGCATACTATAATAAAATGTATAACGCGCTATATAAAGAAGCGGTCGCTAAAGGACTGCCAAATCCAGACGTCGTTGCTCGTCTTGGAGCTGCCCAAACGTGTTTAGAAACAGGATATGGCACGCGAATGGTTGGAAACAACGCGTTTGGAATAAAAGCGCACACTGGAAAAGGAAATGCTGGAGCAGTCACTGCCTCAACAAAGGAAGAAATAAATGGAAAAACTGTCACTATAAATGATAGTTTTAGGGCGTATAGCAGCGTAGAAGACAGCGCAAAGGGCTATATTGATTTCTTGTCTGATAATAAACGATATTCAAAGGTATTAGCTTCAACAAATGTTGCAGACGCTGTGAGGGAAATTGATGCAGCTGAATATGCAACATCTTCAAATTATGCGCGAGACGTTGGCTCAATCGCTAGAAAATTCCAATATGAAAATTGATCATTGGTTTGCAGCATCTGTAGTAAATATCGCTGACCCATTTAATGCTGGTCGGGTGCAGATACGCTGTTATGAGTATCATGAACTTGATGACGTTAACTGCATTCCGGACGATAAATTACCATGGGCGACTACGCTCCTACCAATCACAAGTGCAAGTAATGCTTCGGTTGGAACCAGTGCTACAGGTCTAATGGTTGGGAGTTGGGTTTTTGGTTTTTTTAGAGACGAAGATTTGCAAGATCCAGTTATAATTGCTACGATTCCTGGAAATACTACACCAAGTGATGCAACGGCATATTCGGACGGATCTGCTCATACAAGTTCAACAAATACTTCGCAATATATTGACGGTGCACCAGCAGCAAATTCGGCAAATATGTCTGCACTTGGCGAACCTGCGCCATGGGCTGAAGAGGCAGCATCTAAAGGCGCAGTAGACTCATTTGTCAGCGACGTACTCGGTTCTTCACAATAACTATAATTATGTCTAATGTTTCAAATCAATGGTGTGCTGGAAAATTAACTGGCTTTTTAAAGTCATCACTTAATATTTCAGGCGATGACTTGCCTCCTGATACAACTAGTTTAGGTGATTGGCTTAAGTGGCCATTTGGTAAAGGGGCAAAATATGTGAATCAAATATCAAATCCAAAAACTTTATATAAGGGTGACATTATAATACGAGGTGCTGCAGAGGACTATGTCGCAATTGTGTATGAAGGAGGTTCAGTGTCTGGTACTTATAAAATTGCGGAATTTGATTATATTACAAAAAAGATTACTAAGAAAAGTACCACTGGCTCAGTGGCCTATGTGTTGCGCATACGCGGCGCATATGGACAAGAAGATGTTCCAGCCGCCGCCACTGGTCCTGGAGATGTAACATATGCATCTAGTTTTAAAGGCGCAACCCGCAATAAACCAATATCTCCGACGTTATTTGGAATTCTTAAATCTGTATCTGCTGCTACTAATATTAAAGTGGAAATATTTAGTGGAGGTCAAGATACAGCAGAAACTCCAAAAGCTAGGCGCACCGGTTCAAAGAGACACGACGTATGGAATGGTTATGGTTGGGCAGCAGACGTTTGGCTATATTATAATGGTAGACGATTAAATTGTACTGTTGCAAATGACATACCTCTACTTTTTAAATTTGTGAAAGCATGTAAACAGGCTGGGTGTACTGGCGCCGGAATGGGACCAGGTTATATGGCTAATGTTGGATTACACATAGACATGGCAAATGGTCGTTCTATTGGAAATGGCGCAGCTATTTGGGGCACTGGTTCAAGATCAGCTGGCGCACCAACTTGGTTAAGATCTGCATTTACTTCTGGAACATTATAAGTAACAATATATTATAATACAATATGGCTAATACTTTTAATCAACCATTTCCAAACGATCAGTCTATATATCCGTATAACAACGTGACTCAAACGCGGTCTGGTCACGTGTTTGAGGTTGATGACACATTAGGTAATGAACGCATAAATGAAAAGCACAAGTCTGGTACAGTCAGAACAGTGTTGCCTGATGGATCATTGAATACTACAATTGTTAAAAACAACTATACTGTTGTTTGTGGAGATAATAATGTTACAATTGAAGGAATTGCTTCATTTACATTTGGAACTAAAAATAATCCTACATATGTAAATATTACAATTAACGGGGATTGTAATATGGAAGTAAATGGTAATTATACCCAAACTGTTAAGGGTGAATATAAGTTAAAATGCGGCTCATATAAAAACGAAGTACTTGGCGACAAAGCTGAAAGTGTGGTTGGTAAAAAAGACAGCATAATTGGAAATGGTGTAAACAACACCGTTCGAGCAGGAGGTGTAAAAAGCATGGTTGTTGGCAGCGTTGAAAAAACTGTCCTTGGAGGATACACTGGAATATATACTGGTGCGGCTGATACGACTGCACTTCTTGGAGTGAGTATGTCATCTCCAGCCGGCCCAGCCACAATTGGAGGCCTCTCTGCGTGCGTTGACAGCGCGACTACATTAAACATGACTTCACTTGGGTTAACAAATATGACTTCATCATTTACAAATATAACTACTCCACTAGTTAGTGTACTTGGAGGAGGAGTTGTGGCAGCTGGTGATCTTCGTGCTGGCGCAGGCATTACAGGGATGTTAACTCACCTTCACCTTGGTGATGGATCCAAAGGGATTCCAACTCCAACTGTGCCCGGAGCTATGGGATAAAAATATTATTGTATTAAAAATATGCCACTTACAATTTCCAATATTGCTGACCAAAACCTACTTGGGGCGGCGGCAAGCACTGGCCCACTTGCCTTTACAATCACATATCCAGAAAACCCGTCGGCAACATTTACGGTTAGTGCTAGCAGTAGCAACGTGGCTCTTGTGCCAAATGTTAACATTGTACTTGCTGGCAGTGGTGCAAATCGCACAGTTACGGTGACCCCAGTAAGTGACAAAAGTGGTTTTGCGAAAATCACAATTACGGCAACAGTAAGCGGCACAACAATTACTGCGTCGGAAAAATTTTTATTTGCAACAGATAGACCGTCAGTATATACCGATCAGTATATGGACTGGACAGCAATAACGGGGCCGGTTGATACCTATTTGTATATAAATTTTAAGCCTGAAGCGTTTAATAGTGAAACACTCACTTATCTAAATTTTAAACAACAACATCGCCCAATAGAATTAGAGTATAATGGCGAAGTACGTTTACAGGATCTAATAGAAAGTTTTACAATTGTCACTCAGGTTGGAGAAAACGGGATTGAGCGAGCCCCATTTAATCTTGAAACTAATCCATATAACTATGGTACGACAGGGCAAACAATGCTAAAAAGACGACCATGGAGGGTTGAAATAATACCTGTAACAGACCCAGGTCTTACAGTTGATATAAAATATGAAAGTAGAATGGCTGGCATTTCTGATATTCCAAAAAGAGTTGGCCGTTATGACATTACTATAAACGTTACATATGTTCGGAATTTACCAAATGTCCCCCCACCGTATCGTAGCACATTAAATCCTAGCGCTCCTTATCCAACTCATCTACACAATGGCACGTATCGCGGTTTTTGGAGTAGCTATCAAGACAAACCAAATACAGTTCCATCTCAAGGCAGCATATTTTCCTTTAACAACCTAAATTTTAATATCTTTGAAGATGTGTTAACGGATGATGACTTTGATATGCTTAAGGGTGAAACTGATTTATATGATTTTAATACCCGTCGGGCTCCATACAAGGGCTATGGAGATCCTTCTAAATATCTAGTAATATATCCACGCCAAATCGATGCTACGTTTACTAAAACTGAATTTGCATATTATGGAAATACACATGTTCCAGAATTTATTACCGATCCTCAAATACTAGACGTCGACGACCCGAACTATCCTGGCAATATACCTGTTAGGCTAACGTACGCAAAGGCAAACGAAACGTCTTCGGATCTTTTTTCTGCGTTGGCTCCTCCAATTGAAGTTGGAACATATATTGTTACCTTAGAAGCAGTAGATTTAAACTATACTGGTTCAGTAACCCAAGAAATTAAGGTAGTTCCAGTTTCTCCATCTGCAGCACAAGAAGCAGCTGTGGAATATCAAGAGAAAGTAGATATTTTTGAAACAGAAGTAATTTCTAATACAAAAAATAGCAGTTTAAGCAACTCATCAGTTATATCACACTCACAAAAGGTGTCAACATCAGACTTTGTAAAGAGTGGAGTACTTTCGTTTCTAGAAAACAGTGATATTCCAGTGCTTGGCACGGTAAAAACTCTTGCTGAATGCGCGCAAAATTTACCACAAAAATTAATGCTACTTGTTGCTGCAAAGCTTGCAGCACTAGTACTTAGTTATATTCCAGGGACTGGCATTCTAAAATTGTTAACTACCGTAATGGATCTTATTAAAAAAGTCCAACAAATAATGGCCCTCATTGAATTTATTAAAGACAATCCGTGGGCATTTGCAAATATGGTTCTTGAAGCAACTGGTGTGTATGCCAAACTTGGTGCAATTGCAAACGAACAAATTGCTGCTCTTAAATCATCTTTTCCAGGCATTACTGAAGGGATTGGTGACGTTGGAAAGTTTGTAGGCGATGTTGCAAATGGTCTTGTTGATATTTGTAATGCGGTTGATGGTTTTGGTAACCCGATTAGTTCATTTATAAAGGCGGATAATACAAAAGTACCAGAGGCAATTGCCGGATTTATACCAGCAACTTCGCGTCAGCCATCAGAGGCAAAGGGTAAGTATGACCTCTTTCAATTTAGATTACGAGACGCGCTTAGTAAAGACTCAAATAAAATTGAATCATTTAAAGCTGAAGGAAATACTGCTGGTTTACAGGAATATGTTTCAATGCTTACTGCAGTACATGAACTTGCATACAATTACCATGATAGCATTGCCGCGACAGGATCTGGAACCGGTCTTTTAAGTTCAGGTAATGGGGTGTCTGATAATTTAAGTTCTGTTTATAATATGCTTGAGGGAGTAACTGGTGCGCTATCAAGTGTATATCCACAGCAATCGTCTTCTGCCGATGCCACTACTACAACTACAGGCGGAAGTGTTAAAAGTTCTACATTTTCTGTAGCTTCATTAAACTCAGGATTAGGCGCAGTCTCTAATGTAATTGGCGGAGTTACTAGCAGTCTAGGATCAGTGGAAAATTTCTTATCAGGAGAAACTGGTTTTTCACTAACTGCTCTTAAAAATGAGTTTAATTATTTTGCAAAAGATACATTACTAAAGAATTCAACATGGTCAGATAGTACCATTAAAGAGTACAACAGACGACTAAACAAGATAAAGTATGAAATGGAAAATAATTCTAGCGCAATACAAAATAATCCAGCAAATGCTAGTCTGTCTAGGGCGTCTGGTACCGAGACATCTACAGGATATTCTGGTTCATCAACCTCTTCGTTTTTAAGTGGAGCATTTAATGGATCACTCCTCGCTAGTAAATTTTTAAACAAATAACTCGTCGACTATATTTGTATAAATAGAATATGAGCCGTAACCTGTCTGACTATAATGATTCTAGAACGACAGTGGTGTCTAGAAAAAATTTATATTCGGATATTGATAATGCCTTTACGGTACACCCGATCTATAACGACATATTGCCAATTACTGATATTGATTCAATAAAGCAAAGCCTAAAAAACTTGTTATTGACAAACCAATATGATCGCTGCTTTCAGCCTGACGTCTATTCTGACATAACATCCTTGTTGTTTGAACAGGTTGATATCTTTTCCGAAATTGAATTAAAGGAAAAAATAGAAAACGTAATTGATCAATATGAACCACGAATAAGTGACTATGAAGTTATGGTTTCAGACGACTCTGAAAAAAATGCATATCGCGTCTCTATTAAGTTTGAAACTTCATACGATTCGTCTTCTGAAATAGTAATATATTTAACTCGTATACGATAATGGAAATTCCTACACAGTCAGTAGCAGTCACAGAATTAGACTTTGATGCAATAAAGGCATCTTTAATAGATTATTTTAAAACTCAAGACAGCCCGTTTAAAGACTGGGATTATAATGGTTCTGGTTTAAACTTATTGATTGACGTACTCGCGCATAATACACATTATAATGCTATACTAGCACACATGGCGGTAAATGAAAGCTTTATAGACTCTGCCCAACTTCGTCAAAATGTTGTATCTGCTGCAAAGCTAATTGGCTATACTCCACGCAGCGCAGTTGCTGCAAAAGCTACCATTGCATGTAGCCTACCACCTCGGGCTGACTCAATAAACGAGTATGTAATACCAGCTGGGTCACTTTTTTATTCAAATATAACTGATCGCACTAAAAATAGAGGCTACAAATTTACGAACCTAAATGATATTGTTTGTAGCAAAAATTCAAGTGGTTTATTAATAGCAAATAATGTTGAAATACGTCAAGGCGAAATAGTAACAAAACGTATTCAAATAAATTCTGCACAAAGTAATAACGAATATATTATAGATGATAAAAACATTGATTTACGCACCTTAAAGGTGGCAGTGTTTCAAAATGGAAGGTCAGAAATAAATGAAGTATACACTAAATTTTCTGACATAAATACAGTTACAAGTTCGTCTCCAATTTATTTTATATATGAAAATTATAGTGGAAACTATGTAATATCATTTGGTAATGGTAAATTTGGTAAAAAGCCCGATAACCTTAATGTCTTAGAGCTTACTTATTTAATTACTGATGGAGATGGTGCAAATGGCTCAAATATATTTTCATATTCAAGCTTTTATGATTCTACTAAAATTACAAAGGTTGATCTATTTACTATAGATCGCGCGCTTGGAGGAGCAGATCGTGAATCAACGAGTAGTATAAAATATAACGCTCCGCTGCAATATATCTCTCAAAATCGCGCTGTTACCGCAGATGACTACAAAACTCTAATACATGGAAATTTTCCAGACGTAAAATCTATATCTGTATGGGGTGGAGAAGAAAATGAGCCACCCCAATATGGTAAAGTTTTTATATCGATTAGAAAAAATAAAAACATTAACTACGAGTCTGACTTTTTAACTTATGAACAAAAGCAAGAAGTATTAGCCTACTTAAGTGATAAAAAGGTACTCTCAATATTACCTGAAATAGTTGATCCAGAATATGTAAATATTGTTCTTGACGTGTTGTTTAAATATAACCGTAACCTTACTACATACACAAAGGTACAACTTGAAAATATAGTTAAAAACACAATAAGTGATTTTAATACTCAATATTTAGATTCATTTGATGGTGTATTTCGTCATTCATTTTTAACAAAGACTATTGACGGCTCAAATCCATCAATATTAAACTCCCACGTAAGAATCTATATTTCTAAAAGCGCAACACTTCTAGTAAATTCTCCAGAAAAAATAACTTTAAAATATGGTGTTCCACTTACAGTTGATAATGATGTTACAATTATAAATTCAAGTGGATGGGAGTATAATGGGGTAACATATTATATTGGTGATACAAAAAACGATACTTCAAATGACATTCGTTCGTTGTTTATATATTACTATGACTCAAATAATATACCTATTGTAAAGGAAAAAAATGTTGGCAAAATAACATTGAGTACCGGAATATTAGAATTAAACCCAGTATTTGTTGATGAGAATGTTACACTAACACTAGATCTTATACCACTTTCAAATGACCTTGCGCCAAAACGTAATCAACTTATACAAATCGACACTTCACGACTAAATGTTTATGGTGAAGTTGACACTATTGCAGTTGGTGGATCAACTGGTGCAGTAGAATATACAACATTTAGCAGAGACCGTTAAGCATGCTCCTAAGTATAGCAAATTCTCGTCCGCGTAATATGGAATCCATTGGGGTGGAGGGGCTTTACCCGTCATCTTTACAAGAGTCAGCAAGTTCAATTATTAAGTTTATTGAACAATACTATAATTATTTAAATAGTGTTAAGTTACCATCAAACGAAATTGCAAATATTACTCGTGATAAAGATATTGATATTGTATCCAATAAATATCTAACTGAAATACAGAGTCTTATAGCACGAAATATACCAAACAGTCGCGCTATTGATAAAGTTACGCTATATCGAATTATAATACAGTATTATCGCACTCGTGGATCAGAGGACAGTATACACACATTTTTTAAAATTTTCTTTGATGAAATTGTAGATATATTCTATCCACGAAACTATTTGTTTGACCTGTCTGGAGGTCGTGGATCTTGGTCGCGTCTTAATTTATCTTCTCTTAGAGAGACCGTCACAAATCCAAATAAAGTTACTATAGAGGTAACATCAGACTATAAAATAGGGCCATTTTCAATTTTTGATTTGGCGCCATACAAAGTAACACTAAAGGCAATTAGTAAATATGTATGGACCTATGATGGCGGTCAAAAGTCATTTGACTTTCCATATATTGAACGAGTAAATATATCTGGAGTTGGACAGCCTGAAGTATTTAGATGGGTATACAAATATCGAGACATTGTTGAGTTATACAGTACAAATGACACACCTTGGCCTGACGAGGCACAGTGGCAAATATTTTCTCGTAACATTGAAACTGCATTTGCTCCAGAGGGGGCAGTTGATCTTGAGTCAGGTTTGTTATCGTTAATGGAAAATGGTGTAATCAATTTGGAAGAAAATGCAACAGGTGGTAGTGCGTTAATTATAAAAAATATACAATATGACACCGCAGAAATAATACCAATACTTCCAACAATTGAAAAAGAAAATATAACTGATGAATATACTGAAGTATTAACTGCTACTACATTTTGGCAATTTTCTGATATTGCTAGTACTATATCTGGCTTTAAAATTACTACACAATCTTCAATTACAACCCAAATATCATGGGGCGATTCAACTGATATTATTATTGCGGCCAGTGACGTGCCTGTTTCTCACACATATGTATTGCCAATTATTCCCTCAATTTGGTTTGGTAACACCATTGACTCGTTTGCTCTAATTGAGTCTGAATCAATGTCTCTATTAGAAAATGGTTCTAATATTTTATTAGAAACATTATCTCAATTAGAAAACCCAAATGATGTTGGTAAAAATTTTATTGATGAGTCGCAACTACCAAAAGAAATAATTAGTGAAAAAATAATTGTTATTGGAGATGCTGATGTTGACGTTTCACTCTATGGTTTAACAACTGAGGCAGCCGAATTTTTAATCGTTGAAAGAGGACTTGAACCAGAAAAAAATGCTCTAGTAGTTGAAAGTGGAACGCGCGAAGAAAAATTTATTGCTATTGTTGACAGCAAAAATGTTGAATATTATCATATATTTAGTGTAAAGGTATTTCCCCAATATACTACAAAAATTGGAGACTTTGCTCATTCTTTAGAAGATGTTCAGGCTGGAGAATATAACGGTGACTTTAGACTGTCAAAAGCATATCGTACTATAGATCTTGATCCAATCACATGGGTTGAAATTGATAAAAACTCTAATGTTTGGGCCTATGAAGACAACAAGTCATTTGCATCTGACTTGTACAAGCTGCATGATGGCGAGTATTGGCAAAAATATTCTTATCGCATACGCTGCGGCCTCCCTCAAGAGGATTGGATAAACGACTATTTGCGGTTTGTACATCCTTCAGGCTTAAAGTTGTTTAGCGCAATACTATATGAGTTTGTCTCTCGCACGGCATGGAATAACGCTATTGACTACAGAGCGAAAAGGCCACAAGACAGCTATTTGTGGCTAAATGCGTATGACCCTCCAGTTGTTGGTTACCATACTCCACGCTATCAACCAGGATGGTTAACTGGAACCGAACGCCTGCTGTCAATTATTCTGGAATATCTAAAGAGTCCTGGAAGTGAAGATGATTTTATAAGAATGATAAGAATCATTATCAAACTTTTTGCACAAAATGCTAACCCGCGAAATAAAACCATTCATACTGAATATCAAGGGTGGCTAAAGTATCTTGACCCCAATGAACTTATAGCTGGCTATGCAAACAAAACCTTCGGCGAAGCAAACTCTCCTTGGGTTGACAGTTCTCGAAATTTATTTAGTAATATTTCGTCATTTATTAGTTTTAAATATAAAGACACGTCTTATTATCCTTGGTTCTACAGTCAGTTGATACCTCTTGACCCAGTATACGAAGATACCGACCCAAGTTATAACGAAGCGACGATAAGTTCGTTTGACATTGAAATGACACCATACAATAATAGTACGCTTGAAGACCGGGAGCCACTAACATATCGTAACGCTCTTGAGCAACAAAATGGCGATGATTTTATAACAGAAAACAACAGTAAGCAGTTTATTACGGAAGGCCAAATACACGCAAGAACTGTAACAAGTTTTACCTCGAATAAATCTACTGTAAAAGAAAATGAAATTGTACGTTTCTATGCGTTGACAAAATATATACCAGAAGGCACAAAATTATATTGGAGTGTTTCGGAACCAGATATTTATCCTCAGTCCGGCACGTGTGTTGTAAAAAATGAAGTAGCGGTCTTTAAAGTAGTGCCACTGGTAGACTTTACTGCCGCAGCCTCTCAAACATTTACTGCGACTATCCGTCAAGGTGGACCAAATGGTGCAATACTCGCCAATAGCGAACCAATTACTGTAAATAATAATTTAGATTTACCGACATACTCAATATCAGCAAATACAAATAGCACAATTGAAGGTGGTGGAGTAACATTTAATATAACGTCAACTGGCGTTGATGACTATGAGGGACTATACTATGTGGCGTCACTTCCAAATGATGTAGAGCCAGCAATGGGAGGTCTGGTTATAAAAAATAATGCCGCGTCATTTACTCTAATGGCATCTCTAGATGACTTGAATTCTGAGGGTTCCGAATATTTTGACGTTAAAATATATGCATGTGACTCTTCTGGATTAAGTGTTGCAACAAGTGAAAGCATAGAAATAAAAGATGCATACAAAATATGGCAATTTATTTCAAAGCCTGCACAGCTTTCTAATTTTTCTGTGTCAACAAGTCCAGCATCACAAATACAAATTGCATGGAATGATGGCTCACTTGCCCAAACATTTAACAGTGGTGGCCAAGTGTCACACACCTATTCATAAGATAATATAAATATAGCATATGCCTGACGTAAAATTTTCACAGCTCACACAAATAACTGCAGCACAATCATCAGACTATATACCAATTGTCGATGTTTCTGACCCTCTTATGTCAGAAAATGGAAGCAATGCAGTCATAAGTATTGGTGACCTTACATCTTCGCTGTTTGATGGCATGGCTGATGGCTCTATAAGCATCTCTAAATTACAAACAAATCCAACATTTACTGGAAACGTTACTCTGCCAAATACAACGTCTATTGGTGCAGTAGGCGCAACCGAAATTGGTTTTTTATCTGGATTGCGCAACAACATACAATATCAGTTAGACAACCCATTTTTTCCAGTTCCAGGCACCCTAACAATTGGGCCTGGAACTACAACAAATGCGCCACTTAGATTAATGGCTGGTATAAACATGCAAAACCCAGTCTCTGGAAGTGTTGAGTTTGATGGCTCTAACTTATACTATACAAATAATGCGTCGACTCGTCAAATACTAGCCACTAAAACCTATGTAGACACCGCGGTAGCTGGCATGACAATAGGCACTATACCAACCGAGACGATTACGAGCGACATGATTGTAAATAACACAATCGTTAATGCAGACATTAGTCCAACTGCTGGAATTACTGGTACAAAGATTACTCCAAATTTTGGAGCAGGAAACATCATCACTACTGGATCACTTACAGTTGGCGATAACGTGCAATTTACAAGTCGAATTGGAACAACCAACGTTACTCCTCAAGTACAAATTATTGCATTAGGAAACGATAGCGCAGGAACTCTACTTGGACGCTTTTCAACTGATGCTGCTTCTTCAAGACATAGCTTCATAAAATCTCGCGCAGCGACAAAGGGTGACCACACTATTGTAAATTCTGGCGATGACCTTGGACTGCTTTCATTTGGCGGATCAGATGGTTCTAAAATCGTAGAGGCTGCGCGAATACATACTGAGGTTGACACTGGAAATACTGTAGTGTCAACAGCGCTTATATCTGGTACACGTTATAAGATTTTATTGACTGGAAATACAAATTGGTCAACTGTTGGTTGGGTTGCAACTGGATCACCCCCGTCAACACCGGCAGTTGGTGATGTTTTTATTGCAAGTGGACCAGCCGCAAGTGGATCAAATGGTACAGCAACAATTGAACCTGCAACGAATTCTATGCCTGGTCGCATATTGTTTAGTACAACAGCAAAGGGTGCAGCCACCGTCACGGAACGCATGCGAATTACTAGTGATGGCGGCATTCAGATTGGTACTACTACGGCAGAACACTCTTCTTTAGATAGTACATGTTTACTTCAAATGAATAGTACTAGTAGGGGTTTCCGACCTCCGGCAATGACCACAACCCAGCGCAATGCCATAGTGGGACCAATGCAGGGATTAATAATTTATAATGCTACAACTGGTAAACTTAATTTTTTTAGTGGAACTAGCTCGGCCTGGGAAGTTATAACATCGGCTCCAGGAGCATAATTAACCTGTCTAATAATTATAAATATAGCATATGGCTACAGTAAAAATTTCAGAGCTAACTGAGTTAAACGACCCAACGCAAGTAACTGCGAATGATTTGCTGCACATTATTAACAAAGAAGAATATTCTACAAATTATCCTGCTGGCACAAACAAACGTATAAAGGCAATAACACTTGCAAATGGTCTCGCTGGACTAGCAACTACTATTCCTCCATTAATACAGTTAGCATTAGACAGCAAGGCATCAGCTGCAAATTTTAATAATGCCGGTCTAAAAATCGCGGTGCCAGTGGTTGCAGCAACCACTGAAGATATAAACCTGGCAAACTCACTAAATGGAGTCTTTATAGACGGCGTACAACTTGCGGTTAATGACCGTGTGCTTATAAAAGATCAAACATTAAATAAATTTAATGGCATCTATATTGTAAATTCTGGAGCACCTACACGAGCAACCGACTTTAATGAGCCACTTGAAATTAATGGCGGCTATGTGCTTATAAAAGGAGGAACTACGCAAAAGGGTGCAGGTTTTGCAGTAACTACAATAGTGGGGTCTGGAGCAGTTGACACTGATCCAATTGTATTTACTCAATTTAGCTCCGCGGTCACAAACATTGACAAGGCTTCGGTGGGTCTTGGACGAGTTGATAATACAAATGATGCTGAGAAGGATATATCTGACAAAACACTTGCTGCGCTAGCCCTCAAACAGGGCTCAATAACAGGAGCAGCATCAACAATAACTACAACAGACCTTACTATCAATCGTGCACTAGTTTCTAGCAGTGGCGGTAAAGTAGTAGTAAGCACAATAACAAGTACTGAGTTAGGACGTCTAACAGGCATCACTGGCGATGTTCAAACTTTATTGGATGAAAAGGCTCCACGCAACAACCCCACATTTACTGGAACTGTAACGCTACCAACAACAACAACAATTGGAGGCGCCTCAGTCAACCCTATCCCTTCTGGCGCAGTTATGGCTTTTGCAATGAATACTGCTCCGACTGGGTGGCTAGCCTGTAATGGAACTTCTATTAGTACTGGAGGAAACAATGCATCATTATTTGCTGCTATTGGTTATACATATGGAGGCTCAGGAGGTTCATTTAAGTTACCAGATTTGCGCGGATATTTTGTTCGAGGTTTGGATAACAGCCGAGGAATCGATCCAAGCCGTGCATTAGGATCAGATCAAGCAGACGAATTTAAGAGTCATAAACATAAAATTACAAAGCCATCTACGATATATGTATATACAAATGATAACTCTGATTATAATATAGGTGGTGGATTTCAACCCGGTGGTGCAAGACCAGCGAGCTATCCTAGTGCTGATGCATCAGAGGGCGGCACAGAAACACGCCCTAAAAATATCGCGATGCTCTATTGCATTAAACTATAATAACTAAATATCTTATGCCATTTAAAATTTCAGAACTTACTCCGATCAATACAATCACAACGAATGATCTGCTACAGATTATTGCAGTTGATGATGGCACTATGGGATCAAGCGGTACAAACAGACATATAAAAGCTGGCTTGGCGGCAAACCAAATTGCTACACTTATTACAAGCATTCCTCCTATTGTAGCGACAACTTTATCAACAAAGGCAGATATCAATGGCCCTACTTTTTTAGGAACTGTCACTCTTCCAAACACGACTTCTATTGGGACTGTAAACAGTGATGAAATTGGACGCCTCAGCGGAGTTACAAGCAATATCCAAACACAATTAAATAGCAAATTATCTACATCAAGTCCAAGTTTTAGTAATACTGCGGTATTTTCAAATTCTTCTGCCAATTCACTAACAGTTGGGGCGCTACACTGCA